GGTGACGCGGACCGCCGATTTTTGCTAGCGTCAGCCCGGTAACCGGGTTACCACCCGGCCCGTCTGGCCCGCACCCGCGGCCGGCCGACCCCCCCGCCCCGACGGCACCTCCCGAGACCGAACCCGCCCCGCCGCCACACGGCGCGCCCGGGCCGAACGCCATGGCCAAGCCCAAGCCCGACCCCACCGCGCCCGCGGCCCCCGTGCAGACCGAGCTCGTGCCCCCGCTCGACATCTTCCCCGCGCGGGACCGCCGCCTGGCGGTGCTGACGATCGAGATCCAGGCGGACTCCGCGGACGCCCTGATGCGCGCGTTCAAGCGCGCGAGCTCGCGCCTCGTCCTCGGCGTGACCGAGTGGACCGAGGACTCCGACACGGTCAACGGCAGCGCGCACCTCGACGTGCTCGAGTCGTGAGCGCCACCGTCTGGGTGCTCGGCAGGGTTACGGCACCTCCCGCGTGGGCAGCCGCGCCCCAAGGGAAGTTCGTCCTGGCCTGGGGGATCTGCGGGATCTTCACCACGCGCGAGAATGCAGTCGCGGTCCACCGTGACCCGTCGTTCTTCGTCGGCCCCATTCCGATCGACGATCACCTGCCACTCGACATGGTCGTCTGGCAGAACATCGAGTGGCCCTGGTCTGTCGACCCGAAGGCTTGCCCGATGGAACCCGGACACCTCGCGACCCCCAAGCCCCATGGCCCGTAGACCCCTCGCAGTCATCGCTCGCCCCACCGACGAGCTCACGCCCTACGACAAGAACGCGCGCACGCACTCCGACGCGCAGGTCGCGCAGGTCGCGGCCTCGATCAAGGAGTTCGGGTGGACGCAGCCGATCCTGGTGGACCGCAAGGGCACCATCGTCGCGGGGCACGCGCGCCACGCGGCAGCGAAGCTGCTCGGGCTGAAGTCGGTCCCGACGATCGAGCTCGCGCACCTCACGCCCGAGCAGGTGCGCGCCTACACGATCGCGGACAACCGCCTGGCCGAGTCGGCCGAGTGGGACGACGAGCTGCTCGCGGCCGAGCTCAAGGCGCTCGAGGACGCAGGCTTCGACCTCGAGCTCGTCGGGTTCACGCAGGCCGAGCTCTACGACATGGGCATCTTCGGCGAGGGCGGCGCGCCCGACGAGCAGCCCGCCCCGCTGCCGCCGGACCGCGCGACCTCGCGTGGCGGCGACCTCTGGGTGCTGGGCGACCACCGCCTGCTCTGCGGCGACAGCGCGTCGGTCGACGACCTCGACCGCCTGCTCGCTGGCGCGCCGATCCACCTCGTGCACATGGACCCGCCCTACAACGTGAAGGTCGAACCCCGGTTGAACAACGCGATCGCGGCCGGCCTGACGTCGTTCACGAGCAAGGAGCAGCGCCACCACCAGAAGTTCGACCTCGCGCGCCACCCCGAGAAGTCGAAGCCGACCACGCGCAAGATGCGCGCGAAGGACCGCCCGCTCGCCAACGACTTCATCACCGCGGAGGCCTTCGACTTGGCGCTGCGCGCGTGGTTCTCGAACGCGTCGCGCGCGCTGCTGCCCGGGCACGCGGTCTACATCTGGGGCGGCTACGCCAACCTCGGCAACTACCCCTCCGCGATCGCCGAGGCGGGGATCTACTTCAGCCAGGCGATCGTGTGGAACAAGCTGCACCCGGTCCTGACGCGGAAGGACTTCATGGGCGCCTTCGAGCTCGCGTTCTACGGCTGGAAGGAGGGCGGCCCGCACAGGTTCTTCGGGCCGAACAACGTCCCGGACCTGTGGGACGTCAAGAAGCTGAACCACACCGCGATGGTCCACCTCACCGAGAAGCCCGTCGAGCTCGCCGCGCGCGCGATGCAGTACTCGTCGCTCCCCGGGGAGCACGTGCTCGACCTCTTCGGCGGGTCCGGCTCGACGCTGATCGGCGCGCAGCAGACCGGGCGCAAAGCGTTCCTCGTCGAGATCGACCCGGCCTACACGGACGTGATCGTCGACCGGTGGCAGCGCCTGACCGGCCTCGAGGCGCACCTCGAGACGAAGGGCAAGCCGACCTTCGCCAAGACGAAGCTCGAGCGGGCGGAGTGATCCATGGCCGGGCACGTGTCGCTGCGCGAGTACGCGCGCCAGCGCGCCGCGGCCGGCCGCCCGGGCCGCTCGCACGTCGCAGTCCACAAGGCGATCGCGACCGGGCGCCTGGCCAAGGCGGTGGTGCGCGATGGGAACGGCAAGGTGGTCGGCGTGCGGCCCGAGGTCGCCGACCAGGAGTGGGAGTCGGCGACCGACATGTCGCAGCAGCGGGAGACGCCCGCCGGCGGGCGTCCGCCCGCGCAGCAGACGTTCTTCGAGGCGCAGCGCGCGCCCGACCCGCCGGCGCCTGGCGGACAGACGAGCGGCGTCGCGTTCGCCCGCGCGCGAGCTGTGCGCGAGGGCTTCCTCGCGCGTCTCGCTGAGATCGAGTACCGCGAGCGTTCCGGGCAGATCGTCGAGGCGGACGACGTCGCGCGCGAGGCCGAGCGGTTCGGGCGCGAGGTCCGCGACGAGATCCTGAACTACCTGGGCCGCGTCGGGCCCCAGCTCGCGCCCATGCGCGACCCGCGCGCCCTGACCGACAAGCTGGTCGCCGGCGCGGCCGAGGTGCTGGCGCGCCTGGCAATCGCTGAGGGTCCGCCGCCGTGATCAGTGCACGCGATGTCTACGGGAAAGCCTTCCGCGCCGGGCTGATGCCCGACCCGGCGCTCAAGGTGAGCGAGTGGGCCGACCGCTACCGCGTGATCGGCACGAGCAACTCCGAGCACGGCCGCTGGCGCAACGCGCGCACGCCCTACCTCGTCGAGGTCATGGACGAACTGTCGCCCTCGTCCTCGAGCGAGGTCGTCGTGTTCATGAAGGGCGCGCAGGTCGGCGGCACCGAGTGCATCCTCAACTGGATCGGGTACTGCATCGACCAGGCGCCTGGCCCGATCCTGTGCGTAATGCCGCGCGAAGAGGACGCACGCAGGTATTCGAAGGAAAAAATTGCTCCGATGATCGCTGCGAACCCGCGCCTGCAGGCGAAGGTGCGCCCGGCGCGATCGCGCGACTCAGGCAACAGGACGCTCTCGAAGGACTTCCCCGGCGGTCCCATGACACTCGCTGGGGCCAACAGCGCCGCGGCTCTGCGTTTCGCCTCCGTGCGCTACGCCGCGCTCGACGAGCTCGACGCCTACCAGCTCGACGTCGAGGGTGAGGGCGACCCCGTCGAGCTCGTGCGCGCTCGCCTGCGCAACTGGATGCGCAAGAAGATGGCCCTCGTCTCGACGCCCACGATCCAGGGGCGATCGCGGATCGAGGCGGCCTTCCTGATGACCGATCAGCGGTACTACCACGTGCCCTGCCCGGCGTGCGGCCACTTCCAGCGCCTCGAGTGGGTCCACCTGCACTACCAGGACGACGACCCGAGCACCGTGACCTACGGTTGCGTCGAGTGCGGGTACGCGATCGAGGAGCACCACAAGGAACAGATGCTCGCGGCGGGGAAGTGGGTAGCGAGCGCAGAGACGGGCCGCCGCGGTTGGGTCGGGTTCCACCTCTCGAGCCTCTACTCCCCGCTCGGGTGGTTCTCGTGGGTCGAGGTCGTCGAGCAGTGGCTCGAGGCACGGCGCACGAAGGACCAGGCGCAGCTCAAGACCTTCCTGAACACCGTCCTCGGCGAGACGTGGAAGGAGGTCGGCGAGGCGCCCCCCTGGCGGCCGCTCTACGACCGGCGCGAGGCCTACCCCCCGGGTGTCGTCCCGCGCGGCGGCCTCGTGATCACCATGGGCGTCGACGTCCAACCCGACCGCATCGAGGCGATGGTGGTCGCCTGGGGCCGGGGCATGGAGCACTGGATCGTCGACTACGTCGTGCTGCCCGGGAAGGTCGTCGAGCCTGCCGTGTGGGCGGACCTCGACCGCCTGATCGGGCGCGTCTACCCCCACGCGGGCGGGGGGCTGTCGCCCGTCCGCCAGGTGGGCGTGGACTCCGGGTTCGCGACCACCACGGTCTACGCCTGGGCCGTGCACCACAGCCAGCGGCAGGTGGCCGTGATGGACGGGCGCCAGACGCTGCAGACCCCGGTCGGTGTCGCGCGCGCGGTCGAGGTCAACGACCAGGGCAAGAGGCGCAGGCGCGGCGTGCGTCTCTACCCTGTCGGCACGGGCCTCCTGAAGGCGCAGCTCTACGGTTGGCTGCGCCACGAGAAGCCAATCGAGGGTCCCTGCCCGCCCGGCTTCTGCCACTTCCCCGAGTTCGGGGAGGAGTTCTTCCAGCAGCTCACCGCGGAGTCCCTCGTGCCCAAGATCCGCCGCGGGCACAAGTTCACAACCACCTCCGAGTGGGCCAAGACGCGCGAGCGCAACGAGGCGCTCGACTGCTGGGTCTACGCGCGCGCCGCGGCCTACCTCGCGGGCGTCGACCGCTACGAGGAGCGGCACTGGCGCGAGGTCGAGACCGTCCTGGGTCTTGCCGAGCCTCCCCCGCCCAAGGATGATCCCGGGCGTCCCGGCGTGGCGGGGACACCACCAGCGCCAGGGCCCGGCGCTGGCGGCAAGACCCGCCGCCCTGGATACTTCGACCGATGGCGACGACCTTCACCCTAGACGACCTCGCGGCCATCGAGCGGGCGATCGTCTCGGGCACGCGCCGCGTCAAGTACGCGGACCGCGAGGTCGAGTACCGATCGTTGTCCGACCTGCGCGCGATCGCGGAGACCATCCGCCGCGCGCTCGGGCAGTCCGACGGCGAGCTGCGCACGAGCTACTTCGAGACCCACAAGGACCTCGGGTGAACCTCGGCAGCTCCATCGACAAGCTCGTCGGCCTCTTCTCGCCGCACGCAGAGCTGCGGCGCCAGCGCGCGCGCACGGCGTCGCACCTGCTGCGCCTGCACTACGAGGGAGGCAGCGTCTCGCGCCGCACCGGAGGCTGGACGAGCCCCTCGACCAGCGAGAACGCGGCAGCCTACGGCGTGCTCGGTCGCATCCGGGACCGCTCGCGCGACCTCGCGCGCAACGACGCCTGGGCGACCAGCGCACTGTCGAACCGCCAGAACGAGATCGTCGGCACGGGCATCGTGCCGCGGCCCCTGCACGAGAACCCCAAGGTCGTCGCGAAGGCGAAGGACCTCTGGCGGCGCCACATGGAGCAGACGTCGATCGACGCCGACGGTCGCCACAACGTCTACGGCCTGCAGGGGCTGCTGACGCGGACGTGCGACGAGTCCGGCGAGAC